AGACGTGCCCACTAACAGCCTGCCGGAGCTATCGATGCGTAACCGCTCGGCGGCGTTTGTATTTAAGATCAAATCACTAGCAGAGCATCCCACTTGTGGTTGTCCTGCAGTTTGCCCCGTTGACTTAAAATTAAATACAGAAGCTGATTGGTTTGTCTCTACAAGACCAGCTTGAGTACTTCCTGTTTGATAAATATGCAACCGCGACGATGGACTCGTAGTGCCAATTCCGATGCGGTTTGAGCTGTCAATTAAAATTGCATTGGTACCAGCAGTAGCCAGGCCAATACTATTAGTACCTGCATAATATAACCCGTTATCAGTATCACCACTAAACGTATAAGAAGGTGCTGCAGCAGTACCAGAAGCTACAAGTACTTTTTCTGCATCAAAACTACCACTGATAGTTAAACCACTAACAGTTAGATCAGGATTTTCTAAAGAAGTACATCCTGTAATTGCACCGTCGCCGCCAAGTCGTAATGTCATTGTTCTTTAAATTAAACGATGGACCAGTTCTCGCCAGTGCCAATAGTGACAGTGACACCGGAATTTAAATAAATAGGACCACAACTTGTGGCATTTTCTCCTGATGGCAAAGTATAACTAGTAGTTACATTTTGCTCATTCAATACAAACACTCTATCACCGCCAGAACCAGTGGCACCACCACCAAGAATGGCCCAGTCTCCGTCATAACCTTCAAATTGATTGAGGGTTGTGTTGTACCGGATCATGCCGGTAGCTGATGTCCCTGGCCTTGCTGATGTAGTTCCGGATGGAATTTTTAACGCCCCACTACTAAACATGTGGGTATCGCCATTACCTGAAACACGTACCCATTCAGCGCCATCAGCTGTAATAGAAATTGTGTTAGGGGCTACGGTAAAAATACCAGTGTTTTCGTCATCAATAAAAGTAATTGATGGTTCAGTTGCACTACCGCTTTCAAAGTAAATGCGGTCAACACCAGACAACGTACCGGTAACTGTTAGATCACCAACAATTCCTGTGGTAAAACGACCAATAGCACCTGAAATAGTGCCACTATTAGTTGTAATATTTCCAGTTACGGTATTGTAATTACCGCTATTTGTAATATCACCATAAACATCAAGGTCACCACTAATGATGACATTACCACTAAAAGTAGGATTACGAAGAAGTCCAGAGACAGGTACAGTAACACTTGCCTCGTTTGGAGAGACCCCTGTAGTAAACGTTATAAAATCAACGCGGACTTCGCCAAATTGTGGCATGATTAAAGGATCTCAGCTACTACTTTTAAATACATTCTAACTCAATTACCCCAAATTGTTAGGACTGCACCATAGGTGCCAGAAGATAATGTTGCTTTCCTGCTGCCACCTGCAGTAAATTCAACAGCATCTCCGGAGCCTGAATATAGGCCTGTATTTGCATCATCAATAAAAGCAATGCCTGGGTTTGTTTGATCTCCTGAGGGGAAGAAAGATTGGTCGCGACTGGTTAAACCACTTTGGAAATAAGCTTCGCCGCTGACATTTAGATCACCACTAATGGTTAAGTTATCGCCAACAATAAAGATGTCGTCAATATAAAGGTCGTTAAATTGACCTGTTGTAAATGTTGCTGTTTCGCCTGTAACTGTTGTCCCCGAAATTGTGCCTGTAACAGTCAGGTTTGTTCCAATAAGGATACCGCTAACAAAATTACTGGTGCCAGTAACTGTAATTCCTTCACGAAAAACACTAGCGCCGCTGACTACAATACCGCTATCAAAAGTAGCAACTCCACTTAATGTTGTTGTTCCTTTGATGACAACATTTCCGCTAATGGTTAAGTCATCTCCAATGATGAAATCATCATCAACAAATAAATCTTGGAATGTTCCAGTTGTATAAGCAAGTGTTGTTCCTGTACTTGTTTCACTGGTATTAACTCCAAAAACACCTGTTGTTCCTAATATGTTTTCTCCTGTAATAGTGCTACCTGTAACAGTAGTAAACCCTGCTGCTTCTCCCGTTACATTTACAAAAATTCCAGTAACAAAATTAACAGTATTACCACTTGCTAATGTATTAAAAATACCTGTTGTTACTTGAGCAGTAATACCAGTAAATGTATTACCAGTTACTGTTCCAGCAAATGCTCCGCTTGCAGCTTGAACTTCTGTAAGAGAATTAATAACTTCACCAGAAATTCTTAATCCACTAATATCTGTGCTAACAAAAACACTACCTGCTTCGACATTAATATCACCACCTGTAATTGTTAAACCACTAAGATTACTAGACCAATAAGGTGCATTTCCTGATCCACGAGAAACTAAAGGTTGTCCATGCGTACCAAAGTTTTCTCCTTGTAAACCAATTGCTCCAAAAGGATTAATTCTTAAATGTTCAGTACCACTTGTTGCAATACCAAGTACATCACCTATTTGTCCCGATACTGAACCAGAGGTTACAAAAAATCCTGTATTCCTATCTTCTATAAAAGTAATAGAAGGTTCAGATGCACTACCAGAAGCAAAAATTCCGGTTTGTGCATTGATTGTTGTACCTGAAAAAAATGTGCCAGTAACATTAGTAAAGACACCAGATGCACCACTAAACGTCGTAAATTCTGCGCTGGTTCCAGTAGCCGTTACAAAGTGGCCACTGGTAGTAGCAACAGTAGTGCCAGTAATTGTGCCGCTGACATAAACATTATCGCCACTGATTGTGCCACCAGTAATTGTTGGTGCGGTAATAATGGTATCAAAATTACCGGATTGAGCAGTAATAACTTCACCGCTAACTTCACCAGTAACAGAAATACCAGAGGCAAAATAACCAGAGCCACTAATAAATAAATTCTCTAAAATAGTAAAGCTACCGCTAACTGTTTGGTCACCACTGAACTGTAAGTTTGCTGCGGTTAATGTCTGTGCCTCTAATGCAGTAAATAAACCAGAAGCACCAGTAACGGTTGTGCCTGATAAATAAGTAAAGAAACCAGAAGTTCCTAAAGTAACAGCTAGGTTTGCAGTATCACCTGTAATAGTAATACCAGAAAATAATGTAGCGTGTGAAATAAAACCTGTAAGGTTTAAAAACTGTCCGTAATCGCCAGTAATTGTGGTGCCAGACAGGTTGGTTACATCAATAAAAGTTCCTGTTGTTCGTTCAAAAAACGCAGAGTTACCTGTAATTGTGGTGCCAGAAACTTGTGTTGTAAAAACTGCCGTCTGACCAGTAATATTTGTAAATTGACCAATATCACCTGTAATAGTTGCGCCAGATATTGTGCCGGTGGCATTAATATCATTGGCATTAATTGTTCCGCTATGAGTTAAAATTCCTGTAAACGTTACATTATCAGCAGTTAAAGTATCAATTTGTGCGACTTGTGCATACAAATCGTTAATATCAGCATCAACAATAATGCCGGATACAACACCAAAGCTTTCGCCAGTTACTGTTGTACCAGAAATATTATCAAAATAGCCACTAACAAAATCTATTGTGACACCAGTGGCTGTAACAAAATCTCCACTGACTATTTCAATAGTGCTGGTATTAATTGATGTAGCGGCAATTTCGTCAACAACAATTCCGCTTTCAATACGTACATCACCACTAATAAAAACGTCTCCACTAACAGTCAAATCTTTCTTGACTATTAGATCTTCTTCTATTAAAACATTGTCATTAAATGTACTTTCGCCGCTAACAGTTAAATAGCCAGAAACAATTACGTTTCCGGCCACAAATGGATCAATCTCATTAACGTTTATATAATAATTATCTAAATAAGCGCGAAAATTTCCAAATGTAATTTTTTTATTGCGTAATGCAGGATCAACCTCAAAGACATGAACAAGTGTCAAGACATCTGAGTCAGCAATGTCTCCAGGAGAAATGTCTGGAAACTGAGTTATTCTGCGATTAGGCACACCACGACTTCCAACCTATCTATTAATTATAGGTTGGCTTAATTGGAGCGGATCTCAATCCTAGGCAAGATATTTGTAGTAAAGTTCCAAACGGCTTGTACACCTGTTACTGCAATGCACGCTGCTACAAAAATAGCTGCAATTTCAGGCTTGGTTAAATTGCGCCGAACAACACGAACTTGCTCAGCAGGTTGTGTGGCAACTTGGGCAGTAGGTGCAGGCTGGTAAACAGGAGCTGAAACAGGAGGCTGCGGTTGTGGCTGAGGCTGAGGAGCACTAACTCGCTGTGCATTGATTTGTTCAATAGCGCGTCTCATAGCTTCTTGACGCATTGCTTCAAAATTAATTCCTGGATTTTGAGCCTGTGAGAATTCAGCGGGGTTTTCGTAACGCTGACCATTAGGTTCCGCATAATAAGCACCAGGCTGCTTGCTTTCAGGTACTTGCTCTTCCATGATTTAACCAGTAATGTATAAAAACTGTAGCAGTTTTAAAGATTAATGGCCACAAATTTATCAGATATTGCAGCTGAATTAAAAGGTATTCGTAACATTCTTGCTTCTATGTGGCACAGTCGATACCAAGCCGGAGAAACCGATCAAGTTTCTCCTGAAATTTACGCTGATGAGTACATTTCTACTGAAGAATGTGCACGTCGTTTAGCTGTCAGTGATCAAACAATCCGCAACTGGATTCTTCAAGGCAAAAAAGGTACTGGTTATGGCTGGACTCAAGGCGTACATTATATTACAATCCCTGTAGGTCCACGGAAACAAATCATCAGGATTCCTTGGAATCATCTGATCCTTTCGTTTACAAAGGGCGAAGATATTACATTACGTAGCTTTGATCATAGCGGTGCAAAGCTTTATAGCAAAAAAAGTAGAACTCAACTTGAAAATATTCCAAACCCCAATGTCCCTGATAGTGATGACGACTAATGCCACATCGTTTCGATGGCATCAATATAGATGCTTTAACTTTTGATAACTATCATGACTTGTTGCCAAAATCTTTGGCTAGGCAAATTAATATGTTTGTGCCACCTCAAGGTTCTTTTGATGAACGCATTATGCGTCGTTATATCCAGTCAATAAAAGATTTTGAACTAGAAGATCCAAATAGCCATACGACTCTTGCTAACCGTTTACGTTTAGCATTTAAAGATATGATTCCTGAAACAATCTGTACACGTTTTCCAAATGCAGATTTGCCTTTAAAACGCCGCCTTCGTTGTGTTGCTGAATACTTAATTCGTTCTCAAGAATTTATCAAAATGAAGGACGAAAATGGTAAGCTAATCAAGAAGCGTGGCATCCTTGGCAAGATGGTTGTTATTTATCAACCGATGCCTAAGATGTTAACAGTGTTAAAAAAACAAGGACTTCTTAAAAATGAAAAGAGAACAGATGCTGGAGAAAGTCCTGGGGAAAGAAGGGAAACCTGAATACCTAAACTCAGTTGTCAAGATGGTTCTTGGCGATATGGGTGAATTTTTCTACAAGTTTTGGCAGGAGTCTGGACCTGGTGTCATGGTCTTACAGCCAGGGGCAGAAGACAAAGGAATGTTTTGGTTAACATTGCAAGGATTAAACCAAGCGATGGAAGACTCTGAATCCAAAGAGTTTCGTGATCATTTACAAGTAATTCTTGAGGCAGTTCAAAAGATTGATCCGGTAAAAAAAGCTGGCTACATGATTTGGGATGAACGTGGCACTCGTTATTTTGAAGTAGATTATGAACAGCAAGTTGAAAGTTAATGGGGATTAGACGTGGAAACAAACGTGTTGAAGACTTTGAATGGATAACAAATCGTGATTTGATTGATTCTGCTCATTATGTAATGGGCGGTATTGACCTAGATCCTGCTTCTTCAAAAGTTGCAAATGAATATGTAGGAGCCAAAAAATTTTATACCATTAAAGATGACGGTCTCAATGAACAAGACTGGCACGGAAACGTGTATTTATTTCCTCCAGCCCAATCATATTTTTGGCACAAAAAATCCCAACGGTGGAAAACAACGCGTGGTTTATCGCCTACTTTGATTTCAGGTCAAGCAGTTTGGTGGAGAGCTCTTAAACGTAAGTGGTTGTCTGGAGAAGTTGAATCCGGAATTTATTTTACAAATTATATGGATATGGCTATGTACTGTCAGGATATTTTTGATCATCCTGTTTGTATCATGGCTAGCAGACCTACATTAATTCGTCATTATTTTCATGAAAACAAATTTGTTCGTATGAACACAGCTTCATCAATGATCGTTTACTTACAGCCAAAACATGATATAGAAGAAGCCACTCAATGTTTTGTAGATACTTATAGCCCAAAAGGAAGAGTTATCCTGTAGAGTTGTAAAACTGCTTGTTGTATATGAGCGTTCTCAGCGACAAAGAAATTAAGGATCTTGCCGAAAATGGTATGATCAGTCCATTCAAGGATCATCTCGTAAGTGAGCATGATGGCATTAAACGTTTAAGCTATGGACTTAGTTCATATGGTTATGACATTCGTTTGTCACCGTCTCAGTGTTTACTCTTCGGTGGTGTCCAGCACGGAATGTGTGACGCTAAAAACTTTGATCCTGAAATTTTAAAGGAGACTGAGCTTCATGAAGACGAGCGAGGCCAATATTTTATTCTCCCTCCTTTTGGCTACTGTCTGGGCGTTGCTGTTGAACATTTATCTCTTCCCAGAGACGTTACCGTGGTTGCCGTGGGTAAAAGCACATATGCCAGAGCTGGGATCATGGCAAACATTACCCCTGCTGAAGCTGGTTGGGAAGGGCATTTAACCTTAGAAATCAGCAACTGCACTCCATTGTTTAATAAGATTTATGCCAATGAAGGTATTTGTCAACTCTTGTTTTATCGTGGTAAACCTTGCAATGTCAGTTATCAAGAGCGCAAAGGAAAATATCAAAAACAACCAGCTCAAGTAGTCTTAAGTAAAGTCTAAAATCTTCCAAAACTGGCCTTGGGTTTATCTGCATAATTTGTAGAACCTGCGTAGGGGAAATCATCACCCTCTACAAGGCCACTCAATTGTCCTGATCTATCTGTGTATGGTTGATCGTACTCACGCTTTTGACGGAATTTTGCAGCACTACGAGCTGCTTTCAGCGACTTTTCAACACGATTCTGTTTTGCTTTACCCGCAGCATCGCCTATCCGCGCAGTCCTTCGTTCGCCAGAATCTAAATTACGTAAGTCAAGATCATAAGAATCTTCGGGATTTAAATCCGAAGTAAACTTTACAGATGTTCCTGAATCCCTAAGAGGATCGTATGTGGGTGAGTAAGCCATGTATCAATTATAATTAAAGAAAATCGTTGTGAGAAAATGCATTTTTTAGATGAGTTTATGGGTAATAACGATACTCTTAAATCTCGATTAACTACATTAGATACTTTTGGTCAGCCTTTGGCTAATGCAACAAATGATGTTCCGGTGTATGATCAATACAACACTGGACTGGCAGTTACGCAAGAAAACATGTCAGATCGTGTTAACTTAGCAGTAGATCCAAGGGCACAACCAAGATGCGGAATAACAGGAACGATTCCTTCAGTAGAGGAAGGAATGATGCATGGGGCCATGCCTCAGCCACGGCAATTAGTCGTGGACATGGGCCAGTTGTCACCGGAGGAGATGGAACTAGCGAAAGAGAATCAACGCCGGATGGTGGCTGGTTTCAACCGATCTTAGATAGCGAAGGTGAAATCAGTGACTGCCCTAATGGCGTATGTCCTGTACCTTGGGCAACCAAAGAAGAACGTTCTGTTTTAGTTGATAACGTCAATCATCCTTTGCATTACACTGATAGCGGTATTGAATGTATTGAAGCCATCGAAGCGCAATTAACGCCAGAAGAATATAAAGGCTTCCTAAAAGGTAACGTAGCAAAATATGTTTGGCGCGAAAAGCATAAAGGGGGTATTGAGTCACTTAAAAAAGCACAATGGTATTTAGATAGATTAGTAAATTTAGAATAAACATAAAAGAATTAATTAGGTATTTTTATGTCTACAAGGCTTGATATGAATATGAATCCTGTTCTTGATTTACGGGTTCAGTCTGATGATCCTGAAAATTTAGCTGGTGAAGGAACAGGCGGTAATTATACAGGCGAACCCACGGTAGATTTAACCAGTTTCCAATCTCTTTTAGATCGTTTAAAAAAAAAAAAAAAACGTCAACAACGTCAAAAATCTGTAGAGGGACGCCGTGATATTTATGCTGGCGGATTAGCTAGCATGATGAGTAATTTTTAAATTAATAATTTAGAATAATAATAATTATAAATACATTTTTGTTATGGCAAATTCTCAGGCAAAGACTGCCAAAGAAGCTGTTGCTAAAGCCGAGGCAGAGCTTGCTGATGCCAAAGCACAAGGTGATAGTTATTCTGAAAAAGCAAGAGCTGAAGCAGCTCTCGCTAAAGCTAAGGCAGAGCTTGCTAAAATTAAAACAGCCACTAAAAAAAATTCCACGCAATCAAAGACTTCGGATATTAAGGCAAAGACTCAGAAAGTAAAAGATCAAGCTCAAAAAAGAAAAGCTCAAGCTCAGAAAACAAAGTCTCAAGCTCAGAAAGCAAAAGCTCAACGTGCTAAAGCAAAAACTCAAACTGCTAAAAGAAAAACTCAAACTACTAAAGCGGCAAATAAAACAAATTCTAATAAAAATGTTGCTCAGGCAAAATCAAAAGTAGATCTTGCCAAAGCTAAGGCAGAAGCAGATCTTGCTAAAGCTAAGGCAGAATCAGATTTTGCTAAAGCTAAGGCAGAGTCAGATTTTGCTAAAGCTAAGGCAGAAATTAAATCAAGTTCTAAAACAAAAGCTCAGGCTGATAAAACAAAAGCTCAGACTGCTAAAGCAAAAGCTCAGACTAATAAAGCAAAAACTCAGACTAATAAAGCAAAAGCTCAGACTGATAAAACAAAAGTTCAAACTGCTAAAACAAGTTCTAACAAAAGTACTGCTAAAACAAAAACAAAAGCTCAGACTGCTAAAACAAAAGCTAAGACTGCTAAAGCAAAAACTCAAACTGCAAAAGATCAAGCTCAAAAAAGAAAAGCTCAAGCTCAGAAAGCAAAAGATCAAGCTCAAAAAAGAAAAACTCAAGCTCAGAAAGCAAAAGCTCAACGTGCTAAAACTAAAAAAAAGAAAAAAGTTTAATTGATAACAATGGCTAATCCAGACTATTACGATTTAAAAAAACTGCGGCAGTTGTATCAAAAGCCAAAGGGTAAACCCAAGGCTAATCCCAACACCGCAGTCTTTTCTAAATTAAAATCGTCTACTAAGAAAAAATCAAATAAAGATTGAAGGCGGTTCTTCGTCGTCTTCAAATTCTTCAAAGCCTTCTTCCATCATAAGCTTGGCAATAGCCAGCTCTTGCAGTTCAATATCAGAGGGAATGTTGAATTCAACCTCAACTCCTTCTGCTGTCAAAATATCTTTAAGCGATTGGATTTCCAATAACCTTCTGCTATAAAGATTCAACAATGCAGTATGCATTTGATCCCATGTCATTTCATTTGCAGCTAATTCTGCTTTACGCATGGCAAGCTGCATATGCAATGGCATTTCGTATTGCT